TCGTTTGATGAAATCCTATATATTCTCATGTGTGGTACTGGGGTTGGTTTTAGTGTCGAACGTGACTTCCTTGATAAACTACCCACCATCGCAGAAGGATTCGAGGACAGTGATACTACTATCGTTGTACAAGACAGTAAGATGGGTTGGGCGAAGTCTTATAAAGAACTCACCTCGCTTCTTATTGGAGGTCAGGTTCCGAAATGGGACTTATCAAAGGTTCGACCTGCGGGCGCGAGACTCAAGACTTTCGGTGGTCGTGCTTCGGGGCCAGCACCACTGGACGATCTATTCCGATTCACAGTGGATACCTATAAAAAGGCTGTTGGTAGAAAACTCACATCCATTGAGTGTCACGATATCATCTGCAAGATTGCTGAAGTGGTCGTTGTGGGGGGAGTACGTCGAAGCGCCCTTATCTCACTCTCTTCGCTTACCGATGAGCGGATGCGTGATGCGAAGCACGGACAGTGGTGGATTTCCGATCCACAAAGAGCATTATCGAACAACTCTGTATCGTACAAGAGCAAGCCAGAAGTAGGTACGTTCATGGAGGAATGGATTTCTCTTTATAAGAGTAAGTCCGGTGAGCGTGGTATCTTTAACAGAGAAGCAGCACAGAATCAAATAGAAAGAGCAAACGAGTTCCGAAGTTCTCTTGGTGATGGGTTCGTACTTAGAGAGTCGAATCATAATTTCGGAACAAATCCATGCAGTGAGATCATTCTACGAGATAGAGAATTCTGTAACCTAACTGAAATCGTTGTCCGGGGTGATGACACCACTGAGTCCTTGGAGCGGAAGGTACGTCTAGCCACTATTCTAGGGACATGGCAGTCAACTCTTACAAACTTCAAATACTTGTCGAGTGAGTGGGAAAAGAATTGCGAAGAAGAACGACTTCTTGGTGTATCTTTGACTGGTATCATGGACAGTACGTTGTTGAATGGAAAGACAAAGGGACTAGAAGAACGACTTGAACAAATGAAAAAGGTTTCGGTTATTACTAATAAGCAAATTGCCAAGAAGTTACACATCAATGCTTCTGCAAGTATTACATGTGTAAAACCTAGTGGTACAGTTTCTCAGTTGGTTGATGCTGCATCTGGTATTCATGCAAGACATAATGATTATTATATTCGTACTGTTCGTGCGGACATTAAGGATCCTCTGTGTGAGTTCATGAAGGACAAAGGATTCCCGTGTGAACCTGATGTCATGAAACCAGAACATACGATGGTGTTCTCTTTCCCAATGAAATCACCAAAGAATGCTGTTTGTAGAAAAGATCTAACAGCAATCGAGCAACTAGAACTTTGGTTGTCTTACCAGAAGTATTGGTGTGAACATAAACCCTCAATCACTGTTACTGTGAAAGAAGATGAATGGTTTAAGGTTGGTGCTTGGGTATATGAGAATTTTGATGAAGTTTGTGGTGTTTCTTTCCTGCCATATTCTGATCATAGTTACAAGCAAGCACCATATCAGGATTGTAGCAAGGAAGATTATCAGATCGCATTGAAGAAAATGCCAAAGGATATAGACTGGTCTGCACTGGTTACGTATGAAACCGAAGACAATACTTCGGGTTCTCAGACATATGCCTGTAGTGGAAATTCTTGCGAAATAGTTGATTTAACTGGTTGATTAGGGTTGACTAGCGAGAACTTTTGCTATATACTCTACTTAACTTTTTAATAGGGGTGCAGCAATGCACCCCACACTTTTTGAGTCTCAATTCGAGACATTGCCCTAATATAAGGAGAAAAAATTATGGCTACAAGTAAAAGTGAATGTGATGTTTCTAAATGTTGTAAAGAAGACGTTGTGACGAGGACGTTGGGTAAGTTCGGTATTTGCCGATCCATGCTCATCACCCTCGCACTTGTCCCCTTCGCCTGGGATGGCGTCGTTTGGGCAGCAAGTGCTGTAAAGTCCCTCTGGGACGCCGCTACTTCCGCAGTGGGTTCTTGATAACCCCATAAAGGAGATTTCTTATGAACAAAAAGAAATGCACAATTTACGGTGGCGTTGCCGTTGCACTCGCAGCAGCAACTATCGCCGTGCCTGTTTTCGCTGATGATATGACTGATATGACTCCTGCACAACTTCGTGCAGAAGCAGATCGTCTTGAAATGGCACAAGACAGAGCAGAGATGACTCAGGCAGTAGTGCGAGATGTACTCGCAGATGCAAATTCCCGTACCACGTTCCGAGGTGGAGATGCCCCGGTAACCGTGAATGTACATGGGTTTGTTCAAACTCGCTTTTCCTATAGCGGGGGCGGTGGACTTGAGACCGAACATGGTTTCAGTGTTCCCCGTGCAAGACTTATCCTTTCTGGCGATTTATTCGACTGGGAGTATAAGGTAAGCGGTCAATGGAGTGACAGCACTAATACTTTCGATCTCAAGGATGCATATGCACAAGGAGATCTATTCGACGGAACTTTCCGAGTAGGACAGTTCAAATCACCCTTCATGCGTGAGGTTCTTGTTGCTCAACAGGACACTCTCATGACTGATCGTTCCATTGTTTCCAACCAGTTTGGACAGGGACGATCACAGGGTGTTCAGTGGAGTCGTGACTTCGGTGTACTAGATTTTGCTGGTGCATATACCGATGGTTTCAACACCGCTAACGGTGCAGGTGTTCAGAACGGCCAGGCATTTACTGGACGAGTTGGATTCGATGCTACCGACTGGTGGAACATTGGTGGTGCCATTTCGTACAACGATCTGGTTTCATCTGACTACCTTACATACACTATTGATACTAAGGTATCAACTGGTGGTCTTGACTTGACTGCTGCCTATGTTGCAACTAGCGGTGACGCTGGTGACAACTGGGGTGCAACCGTTCAAGCAGGATACTTTTGCTTCGATAACTTCCAAGGTTTCGTTGCATATGAGTATGGTGATCTCGAAGGGATCACTGAAAATCTAAGCACAATTACTGTTGGTGGAAATTACTTCATCAACGATAATGTCAAGTGGACAACCGACTTTGGTTATGCACTGAACGGCATTAGTGGTGCTTGGGATCTTGGAGAAACTGGTTGGCGTGCAGGTGACTCTGGTGAGTACATCATTCGCACTCAGATTCAGGTTTCTTTCTGATCTAAGATTATACACTCTATATTATGAAAAAACACCCCTGTTCTCGTGCAGGGGTGTTTTTGTATCTACATATAATGGAGAAACCAATGTATGTTAGATGTTGATATAAATGACCTTTCAGTAATACTATTGCTGATTGTTTTAATACTTTTACCAGACGAATAAATATTCATGGAGAAGTAAATATGATTATTGCAGGTATTGATTATTCTATGCGTGGACCTAGTATATGCATATATGCTGGAACAGAAAAAGACTCTTTCTCTTTCGAGAGATGTAGAATCTTTTATCTAACAGATGTCAAGAAATACGCTAACTACTACTTAGAAAATATAAGTGGTGAACGGTTTGTTGACTACAATCATGAATGCGAAAGATATAAAACAATTGCAGATTGGTCGTTGGATAAACTCTCTGGTGTTGAACAGGTAGGACTCGAAGGTTATGCATACGGTGCAAAGGGTAAAGTGTTCCACATTGCAGAGAACACAGGCATTCTAAAGTATAAATTATATGAAGCAGGAATACCTGTTGAAATATTCACACCATCAGCCGTGAAGAAATTTGCAACTGGTAAGGGTAATGCTACAAAAGAAGATATGCATAATACATTCAAGAGAGAGACTAAACGAGATATAATGGAAACTATAACACCAACAAGGACTACAATTGTGAGTCCGGTCTCTGATGTTGTGGATTCGTTTTATGTTTGTAAGTTACTATACAACACGATCAAGAAAACCTCATAGTTATATTTTCTTGAATCCATTTTTAATTTTAATTTGTGATATTATATTCTTAGTCAGTGAACTTGTAACTTTTGATGCATAACCACCAACACCGAAGACTTCTTTTCTTTCTTCGGGAGACAAGCGAACTTTCATCTCTTCTACCAGTTGAATAATTTCTTTCATTGCTTCCTTGTCGTGTCTACCATCTATTAGCATCCACCCCACTACACCAAGTGCAGCAACAATTCCAACAACCAATACGACAAGACCAACTGTTGCGATCTCTTCGAGGTAGAATTGAGACGCTGATGCAAACCCTACTGTTAGTATACCAATGGCGAGAACAACTCCGCCTAGTTTACCACCGACCCAGAATGCCAGGAACGTACCACCTACAAGCATTGAAAATCCTATAACAAAGAACAAAGTTATAAAACTATGTAAGTTCTGTAGTGCTTCCTTACGAACTTCTCGATCTGATTGTTCGTACTCCAACACTAATTCCTCTAGATTTTCTATGTGTCCAATGGCAGCAGAAACCCTAGAGTTTGCTGCGTTGAGATCTTCTAGTGCCTCTTCGATTCGGATCTGTTCTTTTTCTGCCAAATCTACGTCTTCTTTGATTGCCTCTGCCGAATGTTCAATCCGAGTGAGAATGGGATCCGACTGATTTGGAGCAAGTGCTACTTCGTTTAGAATGTTTTCTGCGTGTTCGTCAATGCTCACCAGACCCTCTGTGATCGCTTCTCCCGCGTCCGTGATCTCTTTCGTCTGTTCCCTCTGTTCTCTTATTGTTTCGATTACAGTAGAGGATACACCCCCATTGTTCGGCGATAAACCTGTAGTTTTACACCCAGTTGCCGTCGAAATAAGTACAAGAACAA